GTATAAAATTCCGTTCGCAATGTACCGTGACTTGCTGAATATTCACACTGAAATGAGGGGCCCGCCATCTTATGAACCTAGTGGCTTAGCTCAAGCGACAGCACCGACTATGAGGTTTGGGGATAGAGAAGATGAGGAAGGCCTATTGAGGGCGCGCGAGCTTTCGCTTAATGTGTTAACGAATGCTATGACTAATACAACGGGTGCGAATGAGGCGATTAAGAATGAGAAAGCGATGTTTGGGGCATATGCCGATGCACTTAGGGATACTCCGGAGATTAGGGTGGTGAAAAGGCGGATAAATGAACGTACGTTAGAAAAGTTGCATAAAATGCGACGTTCGCTGCACGGAAGACGAATGTTCGTACGAATGTTGTTGGCGATAAATGTGGGATTGGCGCTATTAACCTCGGCAGTGAATGTGGTACGCCAGTCGCTAGATGATTTTGGGAAAGAAAGGTGGATAGTTGGTGGAGTGTGGTGGTTAGGTGAGGTCGTCGTTACGATTAATTTTGGAACGACTGTTGCTACGTTGGTATTAATGAGGATACATGGCGCATTAAACGCGCAGCTTCAAACCATTAAGCGTGACATATATAAGAAAAGCTCGTATAATGAGGCCGCTGCCATGCATTGGAAAGGTGAAATTAGCTTAATTGAGGAGCTAGCGGCGAGCCACGTACCTGCGGGATCGAATGTCTAGTCCGCGACATCGAAAAATTCACTTGTCCAGGTGAAGCCCGTAGAACGGATCGTCTTAC